CCAATGCTGGTCACTGGTGCGAGACAAGTCCTCAAGTTTTTGCATCATGGCATCTTGCTTCGTCTCGAACCGGGCTATAGCAATAAGAATATCTTGCAGAGTTACATCAGCCATTAGACGCTCGCCGGTCGCAAATATTCGATGGTGACATTGTGGTCAGAGTTTGTGGCGTTACCGCCAGAATCTTGATACAAGAAGAAACGAATCACATCGTTGGCTGCCAAAAGCGAAACTGCGGTGTTCGTGACAGTCGTGCCAGCGTCGGCCACACTACCTGTGCCGTTGGCAAAGATGGTGTTCGTTGAGCTTGTTGTCGAGTTTCGGTTAACAGCTTGAGCGCGCAAAGTGCCAGCAGTGCTAGACCAGCCAGCATGACGCACCAACGAACTGACCCGATACCAGCCAGCCTTACGCACCGTAAAAGTTGACGGAACGGTTGCGCTGTTGATTTGAATTGTGTCTGTATTGGATGTTGACCCAGCACAAGAAAAGCTGTTGAAACTCACCACCGTATAAGCGGCGGTAGGAACTGAAACGCCAGAACTGTTCGTGCGCTTACCTGCGAACAGCAAAGTGTTTTCCTGCGGGTACCAGCCCGCCACAGACGCGCCCCCGGGGTTCGTGCCAGAGTTGTACGCCTCGTAATACTGCCAATACGAGTTCGAATCCGTCAGGTAAGAAAGCATGCCCTGACTAGGGGAAGCCAACGCAGAAGTTCGCGCAGCATTTGACGCAAAATCCATTACAACCTGGTCTTGCAAATACCCTTGAACCTGCGCCGCAGTCAAAACCGCGCCAGCAGTAAATGTTCTATAACCCAAACCAGCCATTATGCAACCGCCCTTGATTCATCACCTGAAAGACTAAAAACCATGTCACACCGTTCCGGTGTTGCAGTCATTTCAATACCGATCACATAACCGGTTGAAACAATCGCTGAACCAATAGCGTTTGGTGTGTAACTGACACTAATCGTACTGCCAATGTCATTCTGCAACACCGCCTTCACGCCGTCATTAGCAAAAGCCTTCACCAAATCGTGGTTGTCCAAAGACACGCCCACACGGGTCACACGCGCCCGCGGGTTCTTATAGTTGTTCACCATGAAATCTGCCACCAACTGCATCTGCGCTGTGCCAGCCGTCACCACATCAAAGTTTTCCGCCGCAATCTGATAAGTCTGTTGAGAAGTAAAATCCTGTGCAGTAACAGTTCCGGCAGGCCCGGTCACCGTTACATAGTTGTAAAGCTGTTCCGTGCCATAAGTTGTTTCAAGACTTGTGAAAGGGATTACCGTGCCAGACGAAATATCATCACTAAAAGTCAACGGTGTTTCAGCGTAAGAAAAATTGTTCCACCCCTGAAAAACCAAATAACCAAACCCGCTGACATACACATAACCGCGTTCCGAATCAGCCACAGACTGAATGTAAGAAAGCGCATCACCCGAATAAGACGCGTTGCTCATCGTAAACGCAGCACCATTCGCAAAATATTCATCAGGCCACGCCACAGAAGAAGTATTCAACACACGCCGAATACGGTCAGAAGAAAGTTCAGCCGGTGGTGTGCTCAAAGTGACCTGCTGATTCGACAACAAAGTGAATGCGTCCGAACATGACGCAATGGCTTCCGAATCACCAGACACATCGTAAGAAAAATTCCAATCGTCCACATACCCGGTGAACATTTGCCATTGCTTCGTGAAAGACAAAGTTTGACCCGCGAAGAAAACAATTTTGCGACGCGGAACAATCGCACCCGCATACTTCCCGCCGCCATTCGGGTCAAATTCGCGCAAATTGTTATTGAAAACAACAGTCATCTGCCCGGCACTGAACTTGTCAATGATGGTGGACTTGCCACGCCTAAACGAAACAGACTTCACAGAATCAGTGACATCAGTCAACAAATAACCAAGCACGCCCGTATCCAACAGGTCAGTGTCCAACACAAACCCAAGCGTGCCCTCGAGAAACACCTGATACGACATTGCCATTATGCGCTCGCAAACACGGGGCCTGATGTGCGTTCGTAACGCTTGATAGCCTCAACAACTGCCCGCCCAACATCTGCGCTAGTAGACAAACCGCCATTCACATTCACAACATAGGTTGCGCCACCGCCACGGTTGCCCATCATCCGATCCAAACGGTCAAGCGGAATCACAGCCTCAGCCTGACCCGCTTCTCCGATAGTGGCGAGGGTGCCCCCTGGTCGGGGCATGACCACGCCGCCGGCCGCGAGTTTGAAGCCGCCACTTCCATCCCTACCGCGTTGCGCCGGTGCGTTCGGGTTCGTTGGTGCAGAAACTGTTGCCATCAAATCCACATTGAAATCTGAACCGGTCAACATATTCCAAATATCCAACAAACCATTGAACGCCGTGATAACAAAATTGACTCCACCAATGATGCCGTTGACAACATTTGTCCACGCAACCTGAATGCCATAAACCATGTCACCCCACGCCTTCGAAATAGTTTTCACAATGGCATCCCAGTTTGTTGCCAGCAAATAAATGGTGGCAATAACAAGGGCAATCGCGGCAACAATACCCAACACAATCCAAGTAATCGGGTTCGCATACCAAAGAAGATTCTGAATCGCAATAACCACATTCAAGACACCAATGGCGGCAGCAATCGCACCAATAGCAATCGCAATCCCGCCAATCAAAGCCTGATTTTCTCCCCACCAACTGCTGAAATCAATAAGGCCTTGCACCAACGCCAGCGCAAAATCTGTTGCATCATTCAAGAAAGTAGTGAATTCAGGTTGGGCAACCATTTCACCAATAGCGGTGGACATCTTGTCTGCAAGCGTTTCCGCCGCTGGCAACAACGCCACACCAATTGTTTCACTAAGGTTTTGCCACATCTGATCCATGCGGTCAAGTGGTGAAGCCATAGCTTCCGCCGCACCGCTGTAAGTAGTGCCAAGTGTTTCAACCAGATACGCTTGTGCGCCAATCTGATCATTCGCGTCAATGAAAGTCTGGTACTGCTCTTTTTGTGCATCAGTAAAAACGATGCCCTGACGCATCAGTTTGCTAAGCGCAGTTTCTTCATCACCAGCAATCTTGATGAACGCCGCACCAATACTTTCAATGTCTTTGCCCGTACCGGCAGCCACATCCGCCGTGACTTCTGCAAGATTCTTGATGCCTTCAGTTCCAAGCCCGGCAAGTTCAGGCACAGCCATCCAAGTTTTTTCAATGGACAGCAACACTTCATCATCAATGCCAATAAGTTCACCAAGCATCTTTGCGTGGTCTTGCAAAGCATCGGTGGCCTTCGAAATGTCTTCTTGTGTCGTACCGAAAATGCCCGCATTCTTGATGGCGTTTTCAAGACCGCGACCAATCTTTTCAGAATTGTCTGCCGCCTTCAAAGCGTCCGCGGCGAACATCCCAATGCCAACCGCGCCGATAGCCAGCGCACCAGCCATCAGACCGCCAACAGTTGAAAGTGTTCCGCTTAGACGCTTGAAAGATGTTTCAGCGTCACCGACACCTTTCGGATCGAACTTAGAAACAATAGGAATTCTAATTGTCATAGTGCGTCCAACTTTCTAGAAACATCTTCCGTCCACGCATTGATGATGCGTTCAGCAGAACTGTTCACATGGGGTTTGTACGGCATGAAAGCTTTGTAGATAATGCGACCACCACGCGACCAACCTGGAATGACACGGTTCAATTGCTGAATAAACAATTGCCCGCGCAAAGACTTCCCCTTTGTCACACGGCCAGCCATGTCCGCAATAACCACACCGGGCATACCCGCAGCAGGAATCATGCTGATTTCTACAAGGTTGGGATTTTTTCTAGTGCTGCCAGCCGTGCTGATGCTGACCTTGCTTTTCACCGAACCCCACATCTTGCTTGAATACTTCAGCATTCCCGACATAGGTGCGCGCTGGCTATTGATCCGCGAAGCCGTGGCCTTTGCGTAAGGCGTGACAGCGTTCCGCAAATTCGGACGCAAATCCGCCACCAAATCTTTATCAAGGGTACGCAAAACGCGCATCACCTTCGCAATCTCGCGCGAGTCAACCTCGAGCTTCATACCACTTGACATGGCTTTAGTTTACTTGCGCTTGCCTTCCATCTGCCGTGACACTGCGACAAGATACCGTTGCATAGTCCACAACATTCGCGGCTCAAGCTTCGCCAGCTCACGCGGGCTGATGTGGTATTCGTAGGCAAGTTGGGCGAGACTCCAGTGGATACTGTAACCCCCCAACGGCTCTATTTTTTTGAATCGCCCTCTTTGACAATCTGAATGGACTCAACCCACGGGTCAAACTCAAGTTCAGTAGCCTTCGTGCGCTTCTCCACCGTGTAAGCCAAAAAGAAAATGTGCGTCATCTTCGGCTTCGCCAACGCGGTCACACTCACATCAAAGTGAGCTTCAAAGCGCATCAGATCAATGGCCAACGCGCTGACAGTCTTTGTGTTGCCGTCAGCGTAAACAATCTCAAGCTTGATAGGTTCCATGACCCTATCTTATAGCTTTAGGCTGTAGCGCGTGCCATCGGGCCCGCAAAAGCCCAGGTGGTGCTGAATGTGAGCAAATCGCCAATGCTGCCCGCGACGGGGGAATAGCTCGAAATGACGGCTGAAATCGTGTAGCGAGGGTTCGAGGCACCAATGGCTGTCCCGTTCGGCATGACCGTAACAGTGCCAACCGATCCGAACGCCGATGACAGAACCGAATCAACTGACGAGGTGGCGAAGTCTTGGTGCCAGTCAAGCTGAATTGAACCATCCTTTAAACCGGCAACGCGTGAACGCCAGCCAGCGGTTCCAAAAGCTGTGGTCTCCACCTCGTCTGCCGAGGTGTCGAGAGTCACTGCGGCGATGTGGTCACTCAAGTCGGTTCCGTTGACGGTCACGACAGCGTTAGTGAAAACTTGCTTGGGCATATTTTGTTTCTCCTAATATCCGTAAACGGTAACTGTAAAGTCTGCTGCCAAATAGTTGACATCACCTATTGTGACACTGCCATAACTAGTTAGCCCCTCGACACGACAATCAAACGCAGAACCGCCCAACGAGCGTTCAGACTCAATCGCCGTCTTGATAGAACCAGTGCCAGGCGAAATGTATGCGTCAAGTGTGCGCTGTGCAGTGCGCTCACTCATGCGCCCAACAATCACAGTTACCGTAAAAGTGTAAGTAGTAAGGCCACCCTGCAACGCCCCGTCATAATCAACCGTCGTCAGCGACACAACCGCAATAGGTGGGCTGACCTGATCCGGCACAGTTTCGGCAACGCGTAGCCCGCGAATCGTGGCAAGGTTCTTACCCAACCCGGCACGAATGAGCGCAATGCTCACGCGATGCTCACCTTCTGGTACGGCGCAAGCAACGCCTGAATGTCTGAGTCAATACGGCTCACCCGAATTGCCCCCAAATCGCCCATGCCCACAATGCCAAGCGGTGAGTCAAAACGCTTGAAAAGGCGTTGCGCCAAAATGACACACGCCATGCGAACATCAACCGGCACCGCCGACCACCCAAACACGCCAGCAATCTGCACCGTCACATTAGGCATGATGGGAAAAGTGAAATTGCCGATAGCCCGCACCCGAGTGTACGGCTGAGTAAGTCCGCCCACAATGCCATTCGTCGGTTCGAGCTGGTAGTCAGCCGCGCCCCAAGTCGTATCCCACGCCGTCTGAGCCGTTGTCTTAAGCGTAGTCAAAGAAACAAGGTCATCAATCTCGAGCAAAAAGTTGCTGTCACAACGGTAAGTGCGCGTTGCCGTAGTCGGATAAAACACGCGCTGGCAGTACGAGTCAATCTCGCGCGAAGCCGCCTCAATGCTCATTTCAATCAGGCTGT